GGCCGTGTTACGAGTGCCCGGCACGGATGAGCTTGACGTGCGCCTGTTCCGCATCGATGTTGACATCCCGTGGAACCAGCCAGGCGCGCGGAATCTCGGGATGATGCAGGTGCAGGGATGGACACTACTCACTGACATGGACCGCATGATTGAGCCGACAGAGTGGCGGTATCTGCTACAGCAACACCTCAAAGCGACCGAGTTCTACGCCATGCGCGACCAGACGACCGGGCACGGTGACGCGGGCACGCATCCCGGCACGTTTGTAATCCTTCCTGAGTTGTACTGGGCAGCGGGCGGATTCAACGAGGATTTCGCCGGGCACTACGGGTATGACGATATCGCCTTCCGCAAGGGCGCCCGCAGAATGGCGCGCGAGCGATTGCTGCCGATATGGATTACTTGCTACAGCTCTCGCGACGTGCCAGACGCGAAGACGCACAGATACGGGCGGCACGACGATCCGTGCGCAAGCCGGAACGTGCCCGCCTTGATGGACCTGGTAGAACACCCGCGCCAAGCCGAAAAACCGCTACGCTTTCCGTGGCACGAGGTCAAATTGCGCTGAAAACGCGCCATAGTTCCACCAGTGGAATCCCGACCTATTGACAGACTGACCGCCCCCGGCGCACGCTGGAGGCATGATCAGATCAGACAGCCCCATCCGAGCGCAGGAGATTGTCAAGCGCCTACCGACCGACCGGCCCCTAGTCGGCGTGGAAGTCGGCGCGGCGTTCGGTGACACATCCCGCTACCTGCTCGCCAACAGGCCAAACCTCACGCATCACATCGTGGACCCGTGGAGCCACCCCGACCGCGTGCGGGATGAATGGGCGGTCATATGCGCGGCACAGGTCGCACCGTTCGGGGATCGCTGCATCATCCACCGAGTGAATAGCACGGAAGGCCCGGCGCTGGTCCCCGGCATGGTTGACTTCGTGTTCATCGACGCCGTTCACAAGTACCCCAACTGCAAAGAGGACGCCGCGGCATGGTGGCCCAAAATCAAGCCGGGCGGCTTCCTCGTGTTCCATGACTACGGATTCAACCCCGCCGGCGGCCCGGCGTTCCTCGGCGTCGCGCGAGCCGTCAATGAGTTCATCGGCACGACCGCGCGCAAATACACCATGCCCGTGCAGACAGGAGCCGACGATACCATATTCGTGTGGAAGCCAAAGGAGGCCCAGCCGTGAGCGAAACAAGCACCATCCTGACCCGCAGCCGCAAGGCAAAGCGCGTATCGTCCGCAGCCGGATCGGTTGAGCGGTTCTCGATCCAGGAGCAAATCCTCGCCGAAGAACACGACGCAAAGAAGACGGTTGCGGCGGCGGCAGACCCGTTCAACTTCCTGCGGATGAGAAAAACATCGTTTGCGAGCCACCCATGAAGACAATCGCCCTATATGACGGCCACGGACGCGAGATCCCGGTTGAACGCCCCACGGCACAGCGTCGGGCGATCCGGGCGCGGTTCGACGCCGCGGAGAATACCGGCCCGCACTCAAAGCACTGGCGCGGCGCGGACAGCCTATCCCCTGACCTTAGCGCGAATGCGGCGGTCCGGCAGACGATGCGCAACCGATGCCGGTATGAGGTCTACAACAACAGCTATGCCGCCGGGATCGTGAACACCCTGGCGAACTACGTGATCGGGACAGGGCCGACGTTGCGCATGGTCCCGGCGCCGGACGCGACGAAGCGGCAGAAAGACGCACTGGCACGCATGGCCGCCGATTACAACCGCTGGGCCTGGGATGTGCAGCTTGCGCAGACCCTCCACACCTTGCAGCGGGCGAAATCCGTTGACGGCGAGGGGTTTGCCATGCTCGTGACAACCGGCATCGATCGGTACGGCGTGACGCTGGACGTTGTGCCGTTCGAGGCGGACCTATGTACGGACGGATACCGAGCGGACAACCTGGCCCCCGACGGCGTGCGGGTGGGGCCGGACGGTCGCGCGGCCACGTACATGATCCTATCGGAGCACCCCGGCGGCAGCTATTCGGCGGACCTGGCCAAGCCATACCCGGCTGACCAAGTGGTCCACTGGTTTGACCCCTTGCGCGCCGGCCTGCATCGCGGTATTCCCGAGATCGTGCCCGCGCTGATGATGTTTGCCCAGTTGCGCCGGTACACAAGCGCGGTCGTGACGGCAGCGGAGTTCGCCGCGGACTTCTCGGGCGTGTTGCAAACCGACGCTCCCCCAGGCGAGGCCGTCGCACTGACCGCGGCTGACGAGTTCCCGATTGAGCGCGGTACCATCCTGAGCGCCCCAAACGGGTGGAAGATCGCGCAACTCAAAGCCGAGCACCCTGGCCCGCAACACGAGCAATTTCTGCGCTGCATCATCCGCGAGATTGGTCGTTGCCTTGACATGCCATACGCCGTCGCGGCAATGGACGCCAGCGGGCACAACTACAGCAGCATGCGCGGCGACTGGCAGGCGTTCTACGCCGCGATCAGGGTCCGGCGCTATCGTTGCGAACAGCAGGCGCTCGACAAGGTGCTGACCCCGTGGATGCGCGAATGGCAGCTTGCAAACGGCGCGACGCTGGCCACCGGCTATGACTACGTGTGGGACTGGCCCGCGGCTGAAGTCCTGGACCCGTACAAAGAGGCGATGGCGACAAAGGTCCGGCTGGAATCCATGCAGACCACGTATGCCGAGGAGTACGCCAAGCGCGGCCTGCCGTGGGCCGACAGCTTCCAGCAGGCGGCGATTGAGCGCGGCATGATGCGCGATCTTGGACTGAGCTTGACCACGGAGGCACCGCCGGGAATCGACGACGGAGACAAAGAATAGCAGGTAGTTCCACAGGTGGAATCCCGACCTATTGACAGAGACGCGACAGCATGAAAGGCTAAAACCATGAAGCAGAAATTGCAGCTCACGGGCGAGGCAAGGGTACAAGCGGCGGCGGGCGAAAAGAAGCTCCCGACGTTCGAGCTTCTTGCCTACACCGGCGGCGCGATCATGCAATACTGGAGCGATACGCCGATTGTCGTTGACCTTGCGGGCATGACCGTTCCCGAGAGCGGCCCCGTTCTCAAGGGCCACACCACGAGTCAGGGCGTTGGGCACTGGACAGCGAGCGCGAACAACGGCAAGGAGCTTTCGATGTCTGGCGTGTTCTCACGAGACACCGAGGAAGCGCGCGAGATTGCGGCCAGCGGCGCGAATGGCTACCCGTGGAAGGTCAGCATCGGCGCGGACATCCTGGAACGGCGGGAAGTGAACGAAGGGCAGGCGACGGTCAACGGGCGCACGTTCGATGCGCCGCTGGTCATTATCGCCCGGTCGAATCTTTACGAGGTCAGCTTCGTCGAATTGGCGGCAGACGAAGCCACGAGCGCGAAAATCGCCGCAGAGAAACAGAAGGAGACCCCGGATATGAAGACCCCCGAGCAGATTCAGGCAGAGAAGGACGAGGCCGCGAAGGTCGAAGCCAAGCGCGTGGCCGACGAGGCCGCGAAGGCCAACGAGGACGAAGCCGCACGCCGGGTGAAGGCCCAGCGCGAGGCGGACGCCCGCGAAGTCGAGCGCGTGGCAGCAATCCGCAAGATTCCCGGCATTTCCGCCGAGCGTGTCGCGGAAGCGATCCGCAAAGGCGAGGCCCCCGAGACGGTGGAACTCGAAGTACTTCGAGCGGCCCGCCCGGCAGGGTTCACCGTCCACATCGGCCAGCGCCCGGACCTCACGCCCGACGTGATGGCCGCAGCGGTGTGCGCGACCGGCGGGTTGACGACAGGCTTCAAACCCGAGATCCTCGAAGCGGCTCAAAAGGGATTCGGCAAGTCCATTTCCCTCCAGCAGCTCATCGTCGAGTGCGCGCGCCTGAACGGCTACAGCGGCTCGCCGTACCTTCGGACGGCATCGGACATCCGCGACGCCATCCGCGCAGCGTTCTCTACGAGCACGCTGGCGAGCGTCCTGAGCACCGCGGCCAATCGCTTCCTGCTGGAGGCGTTCGGTGCGGTTGATTCGGTATGGCGGGAGATCGCCAGCATCAACGCATCGGTGCAGGACTTCCGCGAGTACGAGACGTACGCATGGACCGGCGACCTGGCCTTCGAGAAGCTCGCCCCGGCTGGCAAGATCAAGCACGGCACGGCGGACGATGAGAAGTACACGAACCAGATCGACACCTACGCCCGCATGCTGCAAGTCTCCCGCCGCGATATCATCAACGATGACATCGGCGTGATTCAGTCCGGCATGCGCAAGCTCGGACGCGGTGGCGCTCTGGCCCTGAACACGGCGTTCTGGACCGAGTTCCTGCTGAACACGGACGATTTCTTCGGGACGGCCAATGGCAACCTGAAGACCGGCGCAAGCTCGGCGTTCGGCGAGACCGGACTGACCGGCGCGGTGCAGGCGTTCCGCGAGATGGTCGGACCCGATACCCAGTACGTGATGGCGCGCATCAAGACGCTTCTGGTGCCCCCGGCGCTGGAGGTGTCTGCCAAGAACTGGATGAACAGCACGGCGGTATCCGGCGGGTCGAGCAAGGCACCCTTCAGCAACCCGTTCGCGGGGATTGCCACGGTGCAAACCAGCCCCTACCTGAAGGCGAACAGCACCAAGTGGTGGCTGATTGCCGACCCGGCGGACGTGCCGGTGATCGAAGTCGGATTCCTGCGAGGCGCGCAGAACCCGACCGTCGAGGAAGTGGACGCTGACAGCGACGAACTCGGAATCGCCATGCGCGGTTACTTCGATTTCGGCGTCAAGAAGCAGGTTCCGCAGGCGGCGGTTCAGTCCAACGGCGTGTAAACAACAACGATCTGGCGCGGTGCGGAATGGCCGCCCGCGCCGGTTAACACAGACAGACCGACAGAAGGAGAACAAGAGACATGAGCGCGACTTTCAGACAGGAAGACGGAATCATCGACCACACCCCGGTTGGCGCGGTTGCAGCCGGCGACGTGGTGAGCGTGGGAGGGATTGTTGGCGTGGCGTCGGAAGCGATTTCCGCGGGCGAACTCGGCCAGCTTCGTACCATGGGCGTTTTTCGCCTGACGCTGGCGAGCGGCAAGACGTTCGCGGCTGGCGCGGCGGTGTACGTCAACGCGGCCAGTGCGGCCACCGACAACACGGCGGACACGGCGTTCGGGTACGCGATTGCGGCCAATGCCACGTCCACGGTTGACGCTTTGCTGGTCCAGGCCCCGCCCGCCGAGGTGGCGAGCTAATTCTCCGGCTGAAAAGCCACGTTACGCCGCCGTGTCGCACCCTCCCGACCGGCGGCGTAACCTTAAAGGCGCACGACGATGGTTACGGACGATATTGACATGGCGGAAGAGATTGCGGACAGCCTTGACGACCTCAAGGACGCGCACACCGCGAGCAATATCACTATCGTATGGCGCGGCAAGACGATCACGGCGCTGCATCCGACGGACCCGACGCGCCAGGTTGTGACGATGGAGGGTGGGGCG